TGGGCGGCAGGTCGGATAGATGTGTATGGGGAAGAAGGATACCCCGCCGAGATAGCCCTGCCCCCGATGCACGACAGAGACTGGGAACGCTTTAGGAGGTGGCTAGAAACCTTTGAAACAGAAGAGATGTGGACACTCGCGATGCTAGTCGCTGAGTTTGAGAAAACCCACCCACCTATTCTTTGGGTCAAGGACAATAAACCAAGACAACAACCTAACCCCCTGTGCGGAAACGACTAGGAGCTGACATGCTTTGGCGACGCACCATGTACTATGTATCGCTTGACCGCGTGAAGGAATTTAAAGACGGCGGCTTTACTACCTTTATTATCTGCCGCACCAAGGAACACGCACTACAAGTGTTTAAGAAGAACCCCAAGCACGGACAGATTGACGTGCGAGGCTACAAGACCAAGCCCTACTGCTGGAAGTACTGGCGGCAAGGCAAAGTGTTTACACAACCACCAAGGAGAACGACATGAGTCACGAACTTTTCACCGCACCAACCTTCGACGCCATGGAACAACACCTAGCGGAAAACAAAGACAAGGAATTCACCCTGACCGGCGTGGACCTGACCGTCCTTATCTTCATGACACGCCACTACACCTTCGCTGAGATTAGTCGCAACGCCCGTGAGAGCGGTATTGCAGAACAAGAGACCCAGAGCCTCATTACACGGCTCACGGACCACGGAGCATCGAAATGAATGACACGACCGTAACACCCGAGGAAGAGGAGGCGTGGCAAGACATGGAGCGGCGCACGCAGCTACAAGCACGCGACCGGATCTTTGCCCTCGCGCAAGAGAAGGGCGGGGAGTACGCCCAAGAGTTTATCGACAACAGCGCCAAGGCGGAGCTCGGCATCTTCACGCTACGCAAAGCCTTTGAGATGGGCTTCATCCGAGGAGTCATCTTCACCGAGCAAGGCAACCGCAAAGGAGAGATATCATGATCTCTGGACGCCGACCAGGCAGGGGCTTTATCCCCAAACAATTTATCGACTACTACAATTCCCCGTACAAAAATGCGCGCCTCATCTCCACGGCCCTGGCCACCGCGGGGGCCGCGACCATTGACGAGCTCGCCGAACTCTCCGGCACCAAGCGCAGCGCGGTCCGTCAGCTGCTCACCGAGATGCGCTTTCATAAGTTCCTCTACGTCAGTGACTGGCGAAAGACCGTGGGCAAGGGACGCGCGCCGGTGTACAGCATCGGCAACAGGGAGGACGCGCCACGCCAAAACAAGAAGCAAGAACAAGCCGCGCTTTATGCTGCGATCAAGAACCAAGTGGTCAAGCAACAGACCGCCGAGCAGCGCATGTCAGAAAGGTGTACAGAATTGTCGGCCCTGCTCGTGCCTCAACGCACCGAGGCAGAACGCCGCGCGATAAACAGAAAGTACCTGTCTTGGATGTTCATGCAGTCCTCAGGCGCCTTACACAACCATGGAGCACGAAATGTCACTTGATGAACACACCCGCCAACGCATACGAGACGCCCTGTCGCGGGACGACCAAAACCTAACCCCAAGCCCGCTCGCGGCATCTGACCGGCAAGAGGGCGGCGCGCACTACAAACAGATGGGCGTGGAGCCGTGGGACGTGGTCGACACTTGGCCGCTCGAGCAGCAGATCGGCTACTACAGGGGCGGGGCGCTGAAGTACATCATGCGCTTAGGACACAAGGATCACGCCGTGCAAGAAACAAAGAAGGCTGGTCATTACATTGACAAGCTCCTTGAGGTATTATCTAAACATGAATCCCGCTGACCCCTTTCACATCTTTGATGGCCGCGTCCTCTTCGGCACGCACATGGACTCCGCTATACGGCTTCAGGGGTCCGAGACGGGCGAGCGGCTACAGGTGATCTACCTTATCAAGAAAGACGGCACACAGCTCGCCTACGTGGGCCCTGTGCTGCAAGAGGATGAACTCTTTAGCGTGGAAAACGTCGAGGAGGGCGAGATCCTACAGATAAACGGCTTGGAACAAGGACCACGGCCCACGGGCCACTGAGGCGGAGGTGGTTGGGGCAGGCCAGATAGGCAACCCCACCACCTTTGCCCATCAAACAATTAACAGTACAATTACCACTGGTGTTAGCGACCTTGAGTGACGTTCCTTGGCAGGCTTCGCAGCTCAAAACCGGTGCTTTATCCGGGCCCCTCGCACATCCCTCGCACATCCCTCGCACATCCCTCGCACATCCCTCGCACTAATCAGAATCTCACAAACGTAAACCACGCCATCAGGCGGCTCCACACGCTCGGGGCAGGGGCGGGCGTGGACAGACACGCGGCGACGTACTCGGACACAGACAGACCCTGAGCACGGGCCGCGAGTCGGGCTTCACGCTTCACGGACCACGGAACGCGTAGATAGAGGACAGAGAGGGGGTCAGAGGAGGGGTTGGAAGTGTTGGGGGTAGGTCGGGTAGGGTCGGGGCTTAAAACCGCACCAGCGGGCTGTACGGGCTTCCTAGCGCGTAACAGGGGTAAGACAGAAGGACGCTTGCGGGGTAAAGAAGTCTTTGGCATGAGTTTTCTCCAAAAGGTAAAAGGACAGGCAAATAGAAGGGCAGATGGGTAGACAGGAAAGCGGACAGGAAAGCGGACAGAACTACTGCGCAAGCTCCACATCCGACCAGCCAAGAACAAGCTCGCGGTCTCCACCAACACAAACATGAACAGGATCGAGCACCGCACAAGGTCCCTCAGCAGTGACCAAAACTTCAGCCGGCAAAAAGGACGCTAAACGCAGGACTTCAACGTCACTGAGATTGTAACTCGCAGCGCGGAGCACGGATCGCGCTCCTAGGGGCGTTAATGACGGGCCACGGCTCACGGGCATAATGGTTCTCCTTTTTTGATGTATTCACGTCTTATGACGCGTTGAGCCAATAGTAGCACAGTAAGACAATATAATACATGTGCTGTTTTATTTCCCGTAGAGGGTATTTATTACGCCACATTACGTCAAATCAATTGTAAGGGGTGCGGCACGTATGAAAAAACAAAATCAAAAAAAACACGTCCGTAACACCCCTATAGCGTGATGCCGTAATGAGCCTTTGTTTATGCGGGTCTCCGAGTGGGTACTTATTACGTCTGTGTTTGGTGTAACGTAATGCCGTATAGTTTGTATCCTTTTAACGGGGTTCGCGCGCGGCCTTTTTCCTAAGAATTATTTTACATCGTATATAAAACACCCCTTGTACTGTTTAACGTAATATTTTTCATTACGTTACTGTTTTTTGCCGTAATGTTATGCCTAGTGGTGTGTTCTTGGGCAAAAAAGGAGGTCTTAGGGGGTACTTATTGCCAAAAAAGGAGTTAAATCGGATTTACTTAGAGGTGTTTATTACGTCTGTTCTGGGTGTTTTGGGTAACGGGTTTTTGTTGTGTATGCGGTGTTTTTCTTGCTTAGTAGTGTGTTTTACAGTATCATCGGGAATGTTAAGAGTGTTTTTATCACGGCCGTTAGGGGTGCTTACGGCTCTTACAGGTGTTTATTACGTCAATTGGAGATACTGAAATGCCACGACATTTTGATAAAGAGGTTCAAGGACCAGGAATCGCGAGCCGCGAACATGTGTTAGGTCGATCACTTGGCGGCCGTGCGCGCTATCCGTTCAAGGCCTTGGTGACCAACGATTACTTTAAGGTCCACGATAAAGAGACGGCCACTAAAGTTAGGAATGCTTTAAAGAGCTTTAAACGCAGATATCCGACCAGAGTCTTTACTGTGCGCCCAATGCCTACCAACTACTCTGTATGGGTTGTGCGGAGGGTTTTGTAATGAGTGGCCCCACATCGGGCAGGACTCGCGGACGGCAGCCGAAAGCCTTGAAGCACGATCCGACACTGGAAAGCCCCTTGTATGCCCCACGCATGGAAGAACGCTTGGCGACTGAAGTAGGCGCATTAAAAGACCAGAAAAAGAGCCTGACTAGTCGGGAGTGGACTTTTGTCCAGGAGCTTGTTGCCGGAGAAGGTCACGTTACCCCTAGAGAGGCGGCCCTTCGGGCAGGGTATGCCGAAAACATGGCTGTGCGTGTAGCCAACACCCTGACACATCCGGTTAAAAATCCCCACGTGGTGGCCGCGATCAAGGAATTCAGGCGGGAAGTGGCCGAAAAGTACGGCACGACCTATGAGCGGCATATGCGCGACCTGATGGTCATTCGTGATAAAGCATTGGAAGCGGGTAATTATGGTGCTGCTGTAACCGCAGAATATCGGCGTGGCCAAGCATTGGGCAGCATATACGTGGATCGTAAAGAGATTAGGCACGGCACGATTGACAGCATGAGCAAGGACGAAGTCATGCGCAAGCTCGAAGAGATCAAAAAGATATATGGCGGCGCCCAAGGTACTATTGAAGATATTGATGTAAGGACAATTGAAAATGACACCGGAAGCGAAGCTCTACCAGAGGATCAAAAGGAACCTGACTCAGGCGATCCTGACGCGGATCGAGTCGAGGGTAAGTCTGGGGACGCCAGACCTTTTGGTAGCTTTAAATTCGAAGTTCCTGATGGTCGAATTGAAGGTGGTGGCGAAGGGGTTAAAAGTGAAGCTATCCCCTCATCAGATTAGTTTCCATGCTAAACACGCGACCGTGGTCTGTCCGACCTTTATCTTGGTGGAGTATCACCCAAGCCCCACTTCAAAGCAGCCTGCTACTTTGCGACTGTACAGCAACCACCAAACCCTTGACCTGGTCGAGCATGGCGTGAAGCTTGAACCCATGGCCTGCTATCAATTGAATGCAATAGACTGGCCTGACCTCGCATTACAACTGACAAAAAAAAGCGACCAGTAAGGCCGCTGTTGAGGTTTATCGGTTAGCGTTTGCGTTTGTTCTTGTCTTTGAACACGGCACCCATGGCTGCCTGCGCGAGCACAAAGAGCACTAGGCGCTTGATTGTCTGAAGCATTCCCTTATCTGGCATGATTTCCCTTTATAAAAACAACGTTAATAAAAACGCAGTCACGCCAAGCGCGACCGCGACCGTGTCCCA